GGCGCAAGTTATACATTGTGGCAAGGTATCATGGAAGAAACTGGTAATACTAATAAGTCTGATAAGCCTAGCTGGTTGCAGCGGCCTGAGGATGGAACCGGAAATAAAAACGGTAACAAAGATAGAACAAATAACAATACCAGTAGTAGCGAGACCAAAGCCATTAAACCTTAGTGATACAAGAGTATTTGTAGTCACAAAAGATAATTATGAAGAGTTTGTAAAGGACTTTAAACAAGTTTATGGCGAATTAGCTTATGTTGCGTTAAGCATGAAAGATTATGAAAACTTAGCAATTAATATTGCAGAGATGAGAAGATATTTAAATCAACAAAAAGAAATTATAGTATATTATGAAAAGGCAGCAAAACCTAAAGAGGAGAAAAAATAATGGAGTTTATAATAGATCAACTAGTCACATGGTGGCAATTTACGATTGTCGGTGTATTAATTATCATTGGTTTTATAGTTAATATGTTTGGTGTTGATTGTGATGATGTCATTATTGGATTTGAATATAAAGAAATGCCAAAGCTACAACCTATAGCAATACCTACAGCAGGTAAAGGTTTTTGGGGAGCAATATGGATGTGGCTAATGGGCACACGTAATTGGAAACTTGCAGAAGACTGGCAGTTTAGAATGGAAGGAACTTGGTTTGTCATTCCAGCAGGATTTACTTTTGATGGCGCATCTATTCCAAAATTCTTACATACATGGTTATCACCTACAGGTGTATTGTTAATGGGTGGATTAGTACATGACTTTGCATACAAGTATGAAACATTATTGAAAAAAAATAAAAAGGAAACTATAGGAAATATTACTCAGAAGAAAGCAGATTTAATATTTCGTGATATAAACATTGAGCAAAACGGATTTCATCTATTAAATAAATTAGCCTATTGGGCATTAAGAATAGGTGGGTTTGTTGCTTGGAATAAACACAGAAAAGTGAACGCAAAAATTGTATAGGAGAAAATTATGAAAGTAGGCGATCAAATAATATTAGCAGCTAAAAAACAAGCTGAAGGCGAAGTTGAAGTGCATAAAGCAAACATTGAAGTGTATAGAACTATGCCTGCAGGTATAGGCGAACATAGCGATGTAACTGAAGCTGTTATGGCAGAACTCGATAAGATGGCTGCAGCATATGATAGAATTGAAATGATAGAAAAATATTTTAATTAAATATGTAAAATAGTCCTTTACAAAAGTTGTTTTTTAATATATAATAGATACAAATAATCAAAAAAGATAAGAGGTAAAAGCGATGCAACAATTTGTTGACACAAGGAATTTTTTGTCTCAGACTAAGTTTTACGAAGGCTACTCACGATATAAAGATGGTGAAGGTAGGTATGAAACTTGGGACGAGGCAGTAGATCGTGTAATCGATATGCACGAACAAAACTATATTACTAATAATAATAGACTACAACCATTTGTAGAAGAAGCACGTACAGCATACAAAGAACAGCGTGTTCTTGGTGCTCAAAGAGCTCTACAGTTTGGTGGTGATCAATTAATGAAACATCAAATGAGAATGTACAACTGTACATCTTCATATATTAATAGGCCGGAATTTTTTGGCGAGGTATTCTATATCTTGTTATGTGGTGCTGGTGCAGGTTTCTCTGTACAAAAACATCATATCAAAAAATTACCAAAAATTCAAAATAGAACTAAACAAGCGAAAGGTTATATAGTTGAAGACTCGATTGAAGGTTGGGCTTCAGCTTTAGACATATTAATGTCATCTTTTTTCGTTGGTGGAGGTAAATATCCAGACTACGAAGGAAGAAGAGTTTTCTTTGATTTATCGCAAATAAGACCTAAAGGTGCTAAAATATCTGGCGGCTTTAAAGCACCAGGACCAGAAGGTTTACGTAAATCACTTGATAAAATAGAACATTTACTTCAAGGTATTGTATTAGATTCCAAAGAACCAACACCGTTAAAACCTATAAACGCATATGATATTACAATGCATGCAGCTGATGCTGTATTGTCAGGTGGCGTACGTAGGTCAGCAACAATTTGTCTTTTCTCTCCAGATGATGAAGAAATGATGAATGCTAAAACTGGTAATTGGTTTATGGATAATCCTCAAAGAGGAAGGTCTAATAACTCTGCAGTTATTGTAAGAGATAAGACTACACCAGAAGAGTTTGGCAAGATCATGGAATCAGTCAAGCAGTTCGGTGAACCAGGATTCGTTTTCGTTGAGTCTACAGAACATACTACTAATCCATGTGTGGAAATTGGTATGTATCCGCAGATTAATAAAAAGTCAGGTTGGCAAGGTTGTAACCTAACTGAAATCAACGGAGGGAAATGCAATACCGAGGAGGACTTTTATAAGGCATGTCGAGCAGCGTCTATCCTCGGTACCCTACAAGCAGGGTACACAGACTTTAAGTTCTTAACCGATACTTCTAAATTGATATTCGATAGAGAAGCATTACTTGGAGTCTCCATAACTGGATGGATGAATAATCCAGATATTCTTTTCAATGAAAAGATACTTGAAAAAGGTGCAAAGATTGTTAAAGAAGTTAACAAAGAAGTTGCACAGATAATAGGTATCAATGCTGCAGCAAGAACTACTTGTGTAAAACCAAGTGGTAATGCATCTGTATTATTACAAACCGCATCTGGTATCCACGCTGAACATTCTAATATGTACATAAGAAATGTACAAATGAATAAAGAATCAGAAATTACTCAAGCTATAATGAAGACAAACCCTTATATGGTTGAAGAGTCAGTATGGTCATCAACAGGAACTGATGTTGTTGTTTCATTTCCAATACTGCCTAAGAAAGGTTCTATGTATAAAGATGATTTATTAGGTATTAAACATCTTGAACTTGTTAAGAAAGCTCAAAAGCACTGGGTTGAAACTGGAACTAATGAAGAACTTTGTGCAGACAAAGGTATAAGACATAACGTATCAAATACAATCATTGTAGATGATTGGGATAATGTAGAAAAATATGTTTATGAAAATCGTGATGCATTCGCAGGTATTTCATTCTTAGCAATGACCGGTGATAAAGATTACAATCAAGCTCCTAACACTGGTGTTATTGATTCTAAGACTATGGTTAAGAAATACGGTGATGCATCTATATTTGCTTCTGGATTAGTAGTTGATGCTCTTAAAGTATATCCTAATCTATGGGATGCATGCGCAACTGCACAAGGTTTTGGTTTAGATCTGTCAGTAGAGTCTTCAGAAAATTCTTCTAGAAAAGACTGGGTACGTAGATTTGAAAACTTTGCAAATAATTATTGCGATGGAGATAAGAAAATCTCTGAAGGTTGTTTAAAAGATGCATATCTATTACACAAATGGAAAAAGATACAATCAAACTTGAAACAGATTGATTGGAGAGATGATATAACAGAAAAGAAGTATACAGATGTTGATACCCTCGCGGCCGCTGCGTGTGCAGGTGGTGAATGTGAAATCGACTTCTAAGATAGTTTCACCTTGCGTAAAAATATGTAAAGTTGAAAATGAACTATGTATTGGATGTGGAAGAACTACTCATGAAATAGCTGAGTGGTTCAAAGCATCTGATAAAAGAAAGAGAGAGATCATTGAAGGATTACAAAATAGAGTGTGAAGAATGTGATGAAACAACTTACGTAGCATCTTATAAAGAACCTACTTTCTGTTCAATGTGTGGAAGAAGAGCAGAATCAGAAGAAGTTGAATCAGCTGAATAAATAACATTATGTGGCACTATAATAATAAAGTATTTGAAAATACACCAGAGGAGTACCAGGGCTTTGTATACGAAATTACAGAATTCGACACCGGTAAAAAATATATTGGAAAGAAGAATTTCTGGAAACCTAAAACTCTCCCCATCACTAAAACACGTAAGAGGCGTGTACGAACACGTACAGAATCTGACTGGAAAACATACTACGGATCATCTGATGAAGTACGGAGACTTGTGGAATCACGAGGAACAGAAAGCTTCAACCGAAAGATTTTAAGACTTTGTAAAACCAAAGGTGATATGTCATACCATGAAGCTAAGTTACAATTTGATAATGATGTGCTATTACGTGAAGATTACTACAACAACTTTATAGGTTGTAAAATACACGCTAAGCATTTAACAGGTTAATCACTTTTTCCTTTACTTTTATGTAAAACTATAGTATAATAGATCTATAAAGTAAAAAAGTATTTAGAACACATCTGAACCAGCAATTGGTGCAGGAGCATTGTAACTAAATACAGGAGAAACTAATGCCTAAAAAATCAAATGTTATAAATTTCAAAAAAGAAAAATTAAAAAAATTTAACGAAGAAAAAGAAATAGTCTTTACCGTTGATGATGATAACTATACTTTAGGAGAATGTGTTCATCAATCTCATAATGATAACGGTATGGAGTTTATATTTGAACTGGAGATGGAAGATGACGAAACCCTTCAATAAATATGATTTGCTTAAAAAGCAACTAGCTGAAGAGACTAAAGAAAAGTATACTTTATATAATCGTATAAAAGAACTTAGAGCTCAACTAGATGCTTTGCAAAATAAAAGTCCAGAGTTATCGTCAAA